ATGCTTAAGGCGGCAGAGAAGCATGGATTTAAAAACAGCATACATCTTACGTTCTGCAAGAACTATTCGGCACAGGTGTTAAAGGCAAATATGAGGGTGGCAGGAGCCACGGAACATGCACTTATCTTGTATCGTGACAAACTTCCAAAGTTCAACAACGGTGGAAAGATGATTTTTGACTGGATGCCGTGGGAGAAAGACCCAGAAGGTAAATATCCCAAAATACACCCGACACAGAAGCCGGTATGCCTGCTTAAAAAGTTGATTGGAATATTCACGGATGAAGGGGATGTGGTTATAGACCCGTGCTGCGGCAGTGGTTCCACCCTTAGGGCGGCAATGGAATTAGGCAGACCAAGTTATGGGTTTGAAATTGACCGGAATTTCTATGAACGGGCAAAGGCGGAAATGATTGTTGAAAACTACGGCGAAGTGTCCATGAAAGCAATGGATAAAGTAACAGGGCAGCAGAACATTTTTGATTATGCGGAGGTGATGCCATGATAAACGGAGAGTTGATAGTGGATAACTTCGCGGGCGGAGGGGGAGCCAGCACCGGGATAGAGCTGGCAACCGGCTACAGTGTGGATATTGCGATAAACCATGACCCGGAAGCAATCAAAATGCATAAGGCAAATCACCCGAACACAAAGCACTACTGCGAGGATGTATGGCAGGTAGACCCGGTAAAAGCATGCAACGGGCATCCGGTAGGCCTTGCCTGGTTCTCCCCGGACTGCAAACACTTTTCCAAAGCAAAAGGCGGTAAGCCTAAGGACAAGTTTATCCGTGGTCTTGCGTGGGTTGCGTGTAGGTGGGCAGGACTGGTAAAACCCAGGGTGATAATGCTGGAGAATGTGGAGGAGTTCAAGACCTGGGGACCATTGAACCGGGGACATCATCCGATTAAGGAAAAGCAGGGAAAGACCTTTGAAAAGTTTGTAAGCCAACTCACCGAGTTGGGATATGAGGTACAGTTCCGGGAGCTGGTGGCAGCCGACTATGGAGCGCCTACCATGCGGAAACGGTTCTTCCTGATTGCCCGGTGTGACGGCAAGCCGATAGTCTGGCCGGAGCCGACACATGCGCCAGCAGACAGTGAAGCGGTAAAGGCAGGATTGCTCAAACCATATGTGGGAGCATATACACAGATGGATTTTTCACTCCCTTGTCCGAGTATCTTTGCTACTTCAGAAGAAATCAAGGAAAAGTATGGCATCCGGGCGGTGCGACCGCTGGCGCCTAAGACGATGGAGCGGATTGCGAGAGGGCTTAAGAAGTTTGTTATAGATAACGCAGAGCCGTTTATAGTTCAGGTCAATCATAGTGGAGCAAAGTTTGTGCCATACTTATCGGTAAACAGGGAAAACCATTTTGGAAGTGACATGCGTGAGCCGGTACACACTATAACAGCAAATAACCAACATATGCTTATGACACCAACGTTAATACAGTATCATTCTGAAACGGTAAAAGGAGAAGTTCGGGGACAAAGCATTGATGAACCTATTATGACCGTGGACGGCTCAAACAGATATGGACTGGTTACATCATTTTTGAGCAAATTTTATAAAACCGGAATAGGGCAGGACATAAGAGAACCTCTTGGAACGGTAACGGCAAATGCCGGCGGCGGACATTTCGGAGAGGTAAGAGCATTTTTGATTAAATATTACGGAGATGCCACGGGACAGGATATAAAAAGTCCGCTGGATACAGTAACCACGAAAGACCGTTTCGAATTGGTTACCATTGAGGGTGTAGATTACCAGATAGTGGACATTGGATTGCGTATGCTGGAACCAAGGGAATTGTACGGATGTCAAGGGTTCCCGGATGATTACATAATCGACCACGACTATACCGGCAAGACCTATCCCCGTAGTGAGCAGGTCCGCAGATGCGGCAATGTCGTTTGCCCGCCCATTCCGGCGGCACTGGTACATGCCAATTTGCCAGATTTATGTGTGGCGAAGCGGACACCGAACATGAGAATAGCAGCAGAGCAGACCGGACAGCTCCAGTTTGCATAGGAGAAAGATATGGGAAAAAGACATTTAACACCAAGAGAAATCATTGCGCAGTGCAAAGTCGTGGCGAGAGAACGGCGTATGACAGATAGGGCAGCATGGACGGCAATGGGGATTATGTGTGCATATGCAATTATGCAGAAAGAAGGCTTTAAGGGAAAACGTATCTCGTTTATAGCAAGCAGGGTTAATGAAATGGAAGCCGAATGGCAGAAAGGAAATATTGACCTTAAGGCTATCAGCAAGAAACTGTTTGATAAGGCAGGCTGGACGGTAGAGTGGCAGGAATACACCGAAAAGGACATTACAGCACGAAAAGGCACCTATAAATATTGGCTGGATTTGAAACAGATAGAGCCGCAAAACGCTATAAACGAATATGCTACAAGGTATATGCTTTTCTTCTTTACATCCCTAATGGAGAAATACGGCTTCGGAAAAGAAAGGCTTACCCGCATAGAAGAATATATGTGGGAGCTGCTTTTGAAGTACCAAACGGACAAGGATGAGATAAACACATGGATACGGGCGTTATACGAGGAAGCCGGAGTAGTAATGGAAATGCCGGTTGACCCACTGACGCAGACGGTTGGAAGTGTTATGACGGGCATGTAAGGAGAAGAACATGGAAGAAACGAAGTACCAGCTATTAAAGGACCAAAAGCCATATCGGATATTAACGGCTAAAGAAATAGCGGAGTTTTTCGGCATATCCATAAGCAGCGCCAGACATCTGTGCGTGACAGGGGCACGGTATCACAAGATTTACCGTATCGAGCCTCTGCAGGCGCAGGAACTGGAGGACCCAAAGAAAGGTATTCCGCTTTGGCTGTGGAAAGAATGGGATGAGGTACGGCTGAAAATCAATCCGAGGGCAAAAAAATAGGAGAAAGGATAGGAGAAAAATAACATGGAACAGAAATGGATACCGGTAGAAGAAAGACTGCCGGAGAAAAACGGTAAATATCTTGTTTTTTTAACAAATCCTGTTAGGAATGAGCAAGATAATGTTTTCGTGATTTGGTATAACGAATATGACAAAGAATTTGAGACAGATAATCCTTTGGATTATGTAAAGGCATGGATGCCACTGCCGGAACCATACAGAACAGAACCGCCGGAGCCACACTGGAAAGACAGGATGATGAATACGTTCTTAGGAGGGCGGCAGCCATGAGTGAGAAAAACGGAAAGGTATGCTGCAACTGCCGACATAATATTCGTACCAGTAGGACAAGCGGTACAGTGTGCCATTGTACTATAACTGGTAGATATATAGGCGATATGGATTGCATGACAAATTGGTGCCGGCACTGGAGCAGGGAAAGGAGTAAAAATGGCAGAGAGTGAAGCAAAGGAAGTTTTAGAAAAGTTGGGCGGGTACTGTTCAAGCACAGATGAGTACGCGGCTTGCAAGCTGGCAATCAAGGCACTGGAAGAGGTGCAGCAGTATCGGAAAATCGGCACACCGGAAGAATGCAGGGCGGCGGTGGAGAAACAGACGGCGAAGAAACCAGATTACGAGGGGGACGGATATGCGGATGGACACATCGTTTACGATACATGGATATGTCCGTGCTGCGGTAAACACTATGAGGTTGACTACGACGACTATGATTATTGCTCGAATTGCGGACAGAGATTGGAGGTGTAGGAATGAGCGAAGAACTTAAGCCATGCCCGTTTTGCGGAGAAAAAGGTGTAATTAAGGCAGTCAATAAAAATTATGGTCTTACCATTTGGTGCCAGTGCAACGAATGTGGTGCAAGAACCGAGGGATATTGCCCAAATACAAATAATGAAGATGAGACTATGGAGAGTATTGAACAGTGCAAAAACAAGGCTGTCATACTTTGGAACAGGAGGGCAGACAATGGGAAGGCTGATTGATGCGGATGCATTTGAAAGAGCGGTTATGTTTGGTGATGCGGAGGACATGCAAGACGTAATTTACGCATTGCGTGATTATCCAATCGCCTACGACCCGGACAAAGTTATACGGCAAATCAAAGAGTTATCTATCAGGGAACGAGGAGAGATAAAAACGGAAGATGTGATAACAATCGTGAAAGGCGGCGGTGTAGATGAGTAGAGTATTACCGATTTTATTCAATACCGAGATGGTTCGGGCAATTTTGGACGGACGGAAGACCTGTACCAGACGGAATGTAAGACCTCCATATTTTGTGGATGGAGATGAAAATGATAAGAGAAGCCTTATTACATTGAGAACGGCAACTAAGAATAGTAGCTTATATAGGCAAATAGGACAGATGCCTTATCCGGATGCACCATATGGGATGTGCGATATCCTGTATGTTCGGGAAACATGGTGCAAAGGATTAGAACGGTATATATACCGTGCAGACTACTCCGATACGGAGAAGTTTTACCGAGATGGAAAAGAAATCGAGATGAAATGGCATCCGTCCATCCACATGCCGAAAGAAGCGGCACGTATCTGGCTTCGGGTTACGGATGTGAGAGTGGAGCGTTTGCAAGAGATAACCGGACAGGATGTGCTTAAAGAGGGACTTAACAGCCATGTACATCCACAAGCATCTTATTTCGATGGCAATCAGCGCGAAATGTTTGAGAATTTGTGGAACGGCACCGTCAAGAAATCCGACCTTGACCGTTACGGCTGGGATGCATCCCCGTGGGTGTGGGTTATCGAATTTGAAAGGTGCGAGAAGTCGGAGGGAGTGTGAGGATGGTTGGTATTTTTATGTTAAAATTTCAAAATATGGTGGAAAATAATGAAAGAAGTATGATATAATTCTAACATAAATGATAAAGTGTAGGTGTGGACAGTTATGAATGAAATGATAGTACATGATGCCAATATGCTTCTTTATGAACACAAAGTAACTGATAAAAATATGCAGAATTATTTTTTAGAAAGATACTTTGATGATACCAAAAGGGAAGAGCTTGAAAAAATTATGAAACATTTTGGTGTTGGGTATGATTGCGACTTTAACAAATTACAGTTAATGGTGAGCGAAGAGAACCAAAAGAATAATTTTCAAATAATGTAATTAGCATCAAGTAGCGCCTAAGAGCCGATATGCGGAGAAATCCGTGTATTGGCTCTTTTTGTTTATCCGGGAGGAAGAATGTATAAGACACAGAGAAATTATGAAAACGTGCAGAGAGCAATATATGACGGCATCGGGGACTACCAGATACCGCAGATAGAACCTACACAGTATGAAGGCTGCGACTGGATTGGATATAACTATGCTGGCACAGCCAAGGACAGGGAAAAGAAGGGAGTGCATTTCTTCCTTGACGATTACCAGTTCCTGCGCCTGTGGGCAGACCCGGACAGATATATCAGCACCCTGCAGCAGTTCGCCTATGTGATGTCCCCTGATTTCTCTATGTATACGGATTTCCCCAAGGCGCTGCAGATATATAACCACTATCGGAAGCACTGGCTGGCCGCATACTGGCAGGAGCATGGCATAAGGGTAATTCCTACCATATGTTGGAGCGACAAGTCTTCCTTTGAGTGGTGCTTTGATGGAGAACCTACACACAGTGTGGTGGCAATATCTTCCGTGGGTACCCAGAACAGCAAGGAGCGCAAGCGGAAGTTTCTTGACGGTTATTTTGAGATGGTGGACAGGTTGCAACCTACACAGATTATCTTCTACGGCAAGGTGCCGGAAGAGTGCAAGGGCAATATCGTGCGGGTTAAGGCATTTAT